TGAAAAGCGACAACGCCAATTCCACAAAAGATCGTGTCGGCGATTACTTCACCACCCGCGACGCCGCATACCGTAGGCAACTACAGCCCGAAGAAGTGGACGCGGTGGATGCGGCAGAAGCCCGCGAATGGATCATCAACCTTGACCCTGACGGTGACACCTATCTCGCCAACTTGAAAACGGCGGTGCTTGCCGAGTCCACGATAAAGCACATCGGTTTGATTGTCTCGCTTGTCCCCGCGTGGGAGCGGGCGATGGACAGGCAACGCAACCAAGTGATACGCACAGACGCGGAGGATGCAGTGGAGCAAGCCCCCGTCGTTGAGGGTAGGGGAGTCATTGAGGGCGTGGTGCTTGCCGCCTATTTGAAGCCCGCCGATTATTATGATGCCCGTTGGGTGATGACAGTTTTGGATGATAGGGGTTTCAAAGTTTGGGGGAGCATCCCATCGGGGATCAATCCGAATGTTGGTGACAGGGTTCGTTTCACTGCTACGGTGGAAGCAAGCGATGACAAGTTTTTCGGGTTCTTTAAGCGCCCCGTCAAAGCGGAAGTCGTTCAACTACAGAGAGTTGGGGTGTAATGGTTTGGATCGTCGGAGTGTTCGCAGTGTTGGCATCCATGTATGTTGTGACGCTTACACGAAGCCTTTTGGCTATGGGGTTTAACGCGGATGTTCCCGCGTGGGTGGGGTCGAATGAGGGCATCCTTGACGCCGAGTTTCTTCAAAGTTTAGTTGTCCACACCCTTGAAACCGCCGAGGCGGGGAACGAACTGGACGACGAAGAGTTTGAGGACTTAGTAGCCAATCTAGTTGTGTTAGCCGAAGACTATGCCATCGGGCAGGTTCGGCGCAGTAAAACTTCCCGCCGCTAAACCCCCGTCTACTACTTGCCAATGTAGAACTGTATCTACACTCGTCTTTGTCCAAGACCCGCGGGTTGAAACGCATCACCTGATGCGATGAAACCGTGGGCTTTTTTCAAGGTGAACATGAGCAACATTAAAAAACGCAAAATGGTCGCCATGAAAGTCTTGGAAACTAGCGGTGTGGATCACCCCGCCCACCTTGAAGAAGGTTGGATAGTGATGAAGAGCGCCAAATCTACGGAGGCAACTGTGAGCGAAGAAATCGGGATGGAACAAAGTCTGGAAGATGCGTACATCGAGCGAGTCGTCGAACTAGAGAAGGCGCTCACCGATTCGCAGGCGCAGATCGAAGCGATGGAGAAGGCACACGCCAAAGCCAAAGATGAAGACGAAGACGAAGACAAAGACAAAGACAAAGACGAAGACGACGATTACGAAGACGACATGATGAAGTCTTTGCCAAAAGAAGTACGCGAACTGTTGGAGAAGGCACAGGGCGAAGCAACTCTCGTCCGCGAAGAACTCCGCAAAGAGCGCGAATCACGCCGCGACGAAGAGTTCGTAGCAAAAGCCGCCACATGGTCACACCTGACCGTCGATCCAAAAGAAGTTGGACCAGCCTTGCGCCGTCTAACAGACATTGATGCGAAGTTGGGCGAGCAGATCGAGAAGGCTCTTGTAGCCGCCAACGCCCAAGCCGAATCAGCCGCAATCTTCGAAGAGATTGGTCGCGGTTCACGCCCAGACGACGGGAACGCATACGCAACCGTACAGGCAATGGCAAAAGCCGCTGTCACCAGCGGAGAGTTCAAAACGATGGAACAAGCAGTCACAGGTGTCATCGGAAAAAACCCAGAACTTTACGCGGCTTACCGCGCAGAGAATCACTAAGCACGGAGGAATAAAACAACATGGCATACGAAATCGCGGGTTACGCATTAAAGATCACTCTTCCAGCAGGCGAAGACCTGTCTGGTAGTCAGTATCGATTCGTCAAGGTGAACTCGGCAGGCAACGCCGTTCTTTGCGCCGCCGCCACAGACGCCCCTATCGGTGTACTGCAAAACAGTCCTACCAGCGGTCAAGAGGCTTCGGTCACGGTCATCGGCGGAACAAAAGTTGTCGCAAGCGCGTCAATCGCCGCAGGCATCAAAATCGGCACCAACAACGATGGCAAGGCTGACGCCAAAATAGCGGGAACCGACACAACCGAGTACACCGTCGGACAGGTCATCCTCGCCTCTGGCGCTGATGCCGAGATTCTTACAGCCGTAATCAACTGCGCGTCGCCTAACCGCGCCGCCTAAGTAACACAGGAGCAACACAATGCCACAGCCAACAAGCACACAGGTTCATGTTGATGCGATCCTGACTAACATCAGCATCGCCTACTTTCAGCAGAACCAAAACTTCATCGCGACAAGGGTTTTCCCTGTTGTTCCTGTATCGAAGCAGAGCGACAAGTTTTTCACCTACACCAAGAATGACTGGTTCCGTGACGAGGCTCAGCGCCGCGCCGACGCAACAGAGTCAGCAGGTGGCGGCTACAACCTTGCAACCGACACCTATCAGGCTGATGTCTATGCGTTCCACAAGGACATCGGCGATCAGACTCGCGCAAACGCTGACGCTCCAATCAATGTGGATCGTGAAGCAACCGAGTTTGTGACAAGCCGTTTGATGCTGAAAATGGAGACACAGTTTGTCTCCGCCTTCTTCGGCTCAAGCATTTGGGGTACGGATGTAACCCCAAGCAACTTGTGGAGCGATTACACCGCTTCAGACCCAATCAGCGACATCGAGACGGGCAAGCGCACCATTCTTTCCACGACTGGTTACGAGCCAAACACGCTCGTTCTTGGTTACGATGTGTTCATCAAGTTGAAGAACCATCCTGATCTGATCGACCGCATCAAGTACACTTCGTCAAATGTTTTGACTGAAGATGTGATGGCGTCACTGTTCGGTGTGTCTCGTATTCTTGTCGCCAAGAGCGTCAAGGCAACAAACAACGAAGGCGCAACACAGGCTTATGCGTTTAACTACGGCAAAAACGCCCTCCTCACCTATGCCGCTCCTTCGGCTGGTTTGCTACAGCCTTCAGGCGGATACATCATGTCTTGGACAGGTATCTCTGGCGGTTTGGGTCAAACGGTCGGCGTATCGCGTATGCGCATGGAGCAATTCAAAGCAGATCGCGTAGAAGCAGAAGTCGCCTTCGACATGAAAGTCATTGGCACAGACCTCGGTTACTTCTTCGCATCAGTTGTCGCCTAATCGTTAGGAGCATAAATCATGGCTAATCGTTTTACTAAAGGCAACGGTCTTTTCGGGTCACTCCGCACTAGCGGCGCCGCACGAGTGGCTGATTTCTCGGTCAACAGACCAGCGGCAGGTACGGTCGCCGATGGCGCGTCAATGGCTCTGTCGGCAACCGATGTGAATGGAAAAACCATTATCGCGGTAACGCCAACTACGGCTCGCAACATTCAGTTCCCTACTGCGGCACTACTCATCGCGGCGGTTACTGGTTATGAGGTCGGCGACACTATCGAGTTCACCCTTATCAACTTAGCCGCCGCCAGCGACATGACTGCGACTGTCAACACTGGTTTGACTTTTGTTGGATCAGTTGCGGTGGTGGCGGCTTCAAGTGCTACTTGGGCTATTCGTATCGCATCTGCAACCACGGTAGTCTGCTACCGACAGTAACCTTCGGTCAAAGTGACCGTTGTGTCCAAGAACGGAAGGAAATTATGGCTTACAGAGTAATTAAACCGCTTCCACAGGCTGACGGTTCAAGTATCGCAACAGGCACCCTCGTCGATGCGTCTAACTGGCTTAATGTTCGGGCGCTTGTCAACACCCGTTACCTCGTAGAAGTTTTAGGGGCGACCGTTGACGCTATAGCGGTAGACCAGTTGCCTCGGACGATCAAATCGGCTACTGTCACGGAAGTTATCAAGAAGAAGGCGGTTATTTAGTGACAATCTCTAACTATGCGGAATTGGCTTTCCTAGACACTTTCAGGAATGTGTCACTCGCCGTTGCACAGCCCTACACAAAGTTGCATTTGGGCGACCCAGGTGAGGACGGCACGGCTAACGCGGCGGCTGAAACTACCCGCAAGTCCACTTCGTTTAGTGCGGCGTCGGCTGGCGCTATGGTCACTTCGGCTGTTGTGACTTGGACTAATGTTTCCAACACTGAGGTTTACACCCATTGGTCGTTGTGGGATGCGGCTACGGTTGGTAACTGTTTGTGGAGTGGTGCGTTCAGCGCGTCGGCTTCGGTGACTGCGGGGGACACTTTCCAGATGACCTCGTTGACTTTGACTTTGGAGTAAGCCGTGGCTTGGACCTATGCGGGTGATCCTGCCGCAAGCGCCCTTGCCAAAGTTCGGTTTTTGTGTGGGGATACTGATACAACGAATCAGCAAATCAATGACGCCGAGATAACATTTTTGTTGGCTGAATGGAATAATGATGCGTACACTTCTGCGGCGTTCGCGTGTGAGGCGATAGCAGGCAAGTATCAGAGCAAGAGCGACTATTCGCGGAGTGTTGGCGACCTTTCTATTTCGACACAGAATAATGCTTCGGCTAAAGGTTTTTTGGATAGGGCGGCTAGTTTGCGGGCTTCGGCTTTGCGGGCGGCGCCTCCTTCCCCTAATTGGGACGACGCGGGGTATCCGACTTCTTCGGAAATGTCTATTGGTATGGGTCGCAATGCTGGGGGTACGACGAGTGTTCCACCCGTCGCTAATTTCCCTGAATGACAATAGAGGCGTCCTTCCTTGAGTTGATGCCTTCGTCGGTTGATGTTAAGGCGGTAACTTCCACTGATGCGTATGGTTTGGTGACATATTCTGGGTCGGCGACAACCACTCGCTGTCGGATTATGCAAACTGGCAGGGTTGTCAAGTCGGCGGATAACCGTGATGTTTTCGAGGTTGGGACAGTCATTTTTTATGGCACCCCAACCGTCACGGTGAACTCTAAAATGACGCTCCCTGACGGGTCGGTGCCTCTAATTTTGTCTGTCCATGTGCATAACGATGAGGACGGGACGCACCATACAACGGTGTCGTTCGGTAACTGATATGGCTGTCAGACAGTTTGGCGTCCAAATGTTCGGGCTTGATGCGTTGCTGGAAATGGTTGAGGACACTTCCATTCAGTTGCCTGTGGTGATGGGGGAAAGTTTTTATAAAGAGGGGCAAGATATTTTGGCTGATTCCCGCGAGTTGGTACCGTTTTTGACGGGCGCCTTGTCTAGT